GATGTTGGTCCAGGTGGTATCGAGGTGGGCGATGATCACGCGCTTCGTGCCCGGCTTTGCAATGAACGCGTACGGTGCCCATGCATCAACTCGACCGTCCTCGTCAAAGATTGACACGTAGCCCTTCGAGATAAAGCAGACGTGCTCGAAGCGGTGGATGGCACCAACGATGAGTTGTCCGCGCTTCAATTGCATCGTGCGGAAGTAGTGGCCGTCTTCAAACTCATGTGTGAGTTCGGCTTCAACGGTGTCACCTGCTTCCTTTAGCGCGCGTTCAAACTGGATCACGTTTTTGCGAAATGCCTCAGCGCTCATTAGGCCTCCTTCACGTTCATCGAGAAGACAAAGCCGTCGTGCTTGAAGCCGGCGTGCTCGAACAGCCGTGCAACGCGCTCCTTGGCAACACCAGTTGAATTTGCGATCACAACCTCAGAGGCGCCCTTCTCCTTTGCTACCTTGATGTAGGCACGGATCAGACGCATTGCGAGTGTGCCGACGCGGTGCTCAGGCTGCAGGAAAAGCGCGAGGTCGTAAGACGCCTTGTCACGACCAAAGTAGTGTTCGGACAGGAAGCCGATGAAGCCACCGACAATCTCGCCGTCCTCTTCCGCAACGATGGCAATGCCGTCCTCACCGTCGATGAGAGCGCCAATGGTTGCTGCCAGCTTCCATGGATCAAACGAGTACGCGCGGAACTTGCTCTCGGCGTGCATCAGCGCACCGAGTTCAACCATCCGGTTCACATCTTCATGGGTCGCGTTACGGATCATGAGTACCTCCGCACCTATTTAGCGGAGGTAGCTCAGTCGTTTACAGCAGCCTTGATGATTACGCCTAGCAGGGTCAGCGGAGTGGGTGTATCGGACGTGAAGACGATGTTCTGAGGCGAGCGCCAACCGATGGACTTCACTGCCTTGTCACCAGTGAACAGCGGCAGGAAGCTATCCAGACCAAGCGTGTTGGTGCGGAACGGAACTGGAGTGCCGTTGATCTTGCAGTTCACCGTGTCCTTGAAGCGGGCGATGATGTCCGAGATGCCAATGGTGCGACCTTGAGACGACGACGCTGAGTCGCCAAACTCAGGGTTGAGCAGCTCAACGGTGGTCGTGAATGGCAGGCCAACAAGAGCACGCGTTACAGCAAAGTCCAGTGTGATCGAACCACTCGACACCGTCTTGTTCGGGTGGACAAGATACTCACCGTCATCGTTCGTGATGGCAATCGTGACCGACGCACCCTCAAGATGGCTCAGTCCGGACAGCGTGGTAGTGGCAGCACCATCGTAGTAGGCGGCGCTGTCCATAAACGCGACATCACTGGTGTCGTAGTCGAACTTCTCAACGTACCGCTTGGTGCTGCCATTGATGGTGCGCTTGACTACCAGGTACACGTCATCGGCGTTTGACGAACCTGGGATGACGCAGACGTTCTCAAAGAGTCCGTCCGTGGTGTGCCGCGCCCAGGCGGTGGTGTCGTAGTCACGCGCGAGCGTGAGAGACAGCAGCGTGCCGTCCGAGCGCACATACCACGTGATGAAATCAGGGTTCTGTGCAAAGGCGCCGTCGATGATGGTGCCGTCGCGCGTGATGTGCTCAGCAAAGACGGTGATGTCTGGTGCGATGTTTGCGTCCTCGGTAACCGAGTAGCTGATGGCGCGTACCTTGCGACCATCACGCTGCACAAACAGAACTTCACGACCAACCTTCAGCGGACGAACACGGTTGGAGCCGTGGAAGGTGTGGTCCTTCACGACGTTGGACGACGTGCCAGAGATGGCGAAGTTGTTTGGGCCGGCGAGCGAGAACTCAGTTGAGGACGTGAGCGGCAGCAGGTTGCGAGCCGAGACGAGGTGGGTGATTGCGTTGTAGTCGTTGCCAGCGATCTGGACAGTCACGCCGTCCTTGTCCTGGTTGCCCACGGTGAGGTTCAGATAGTCACCAGCAGCCGAGCCCCACACGTACTGCGGAAACTGCGGCGTGCCTGCGAAGTAGAGGCGCTGCTCGAAGAACGAGACGGCAATCGGGTAGTTGCCCGACTTCCAGTACGAGACAGCAGCACCACTTACAGAGCCGGTAACCGACCACTCCTGACGCGTTGAAGAGGACAGCACGCACTCGATGGTCCACGTCTCGGTGGTGTTCGAACCCGGCATCGAGGCAACCGCTGCGATCTGGCCGTTACCAGGAGGCGACATCTCGGCGTAGGCAACAGCGCTCACACCAACGGTTGCGACAGTCGCGGTCTGCTTGAACCACGTGTCGCTGTTGATGGTGCCGTTGAGAACCTTCACCATCGAGTTGTTCAGCTCAGATGGAGAGTTGGCGTCACTAGCGCGCGTCCACGCGCCTGCGGTGTTGACGATGTAGATACCGTTCTCGTACGTTAGCGTCTGATCCTTCACAAGGATGCGGTCGCCAGTCACGAGAGTTCGATCATCTACGTCCTGGGCACCGGTCAGCAGGATGTTGGAACCAGTGGTTGCAACGACGCAGTTGGCAACCTGAGTGATGCCATTGGTCGGGCCGCTGATCGTGCTGATGGCGCCAGCAGTCGTGGTGATGGTGAACTTGTCGCCTACCTGGAAAACCTGATCGCCATTGATGATGCGAAAGGTGATGTACGCGTTTGAGAACGTGATGTCGGAGACGGCGTAGTAGTCGAACGGAATGTCAGTCAGCGTCCAGTTCGTGTCGGTGACCCGCTGCAGAAGCTTGGGAAAGTGGTTCTGGTGGCAGATGTAGAGCGTGTTGCCCGACTGGGAGAAGCGAATGTCAGGCAGTTCGCTCTCGGTGTACGGGATGCTCAGTTGATAGCGAACACCTGGAGACGTTTCAACGAACGCACCGTTCTTGATGAACTCCATCTTGCCGCCGTTGAGCACGAGCACGAACTGCGTTGTCTGCGAGTAGACAAAAGGAAGGATGCGAGCACCCTGCGCCGAAGTGTTTACCTCGCCCACGAACAGAGTGCCGCGACGCTTCGTAGCACCACCGTGCACGAACGGGTACGCGTTCTCCATCGTCTTCGTTGCCTTGTTGTAGGCAGCGAGGTCAACGCGAGCAAGCAGGCGGTCGCTGATCTCGCCCCACTCAAAGCCAGTCAGGAACTTCTGGAGGTTTGCCATGCGACCTCCTTAGAAGCGTGCCGAGATGATCGAGGACTCGCCCTGGCCGATCTCGTCTTGAATGTCCTCAGTCGAGTCAACGAAGCGGGCCTTTGCGATCTTGCGCTCGTAGAGGTTGTAGTTCGTGTCAGCGACAGCCTGAGACTTAGTTAGCGTGTAGGCCATCTCGGCAGCAAGACGCTGCGCCATAACGTCAATGAAGAGCGTGTCCCACGTGTTGACGTCCTTGACGTCCTTGACGTACTTGATCCAGCAGCTGTTTGAGTCGGTGTAGATCTTGCGACCGAACACCTTGAAGTTCACGTTGTCGTAGACGGCGATGAGGCGCAGGCAGTCGGCCGGAAGCTGGTACGAGTACTCGAAGTTGTAGGAGGTCGTAGAAGAGAGTTGAGCAAGTTCAACTTCACTGATAGCAAAGTTCCACGGGTGGTCACGCAGGGTCGCCTGTCGAGCCACATCCCACAGGTTGACTGCCACCTTCTGCTCGGTAGTGCCTTCAGTAAGTGACGTGATCTCGTTCGCGCCAATGCGGCTAAGCGCGACGTTGATGATTTCGACTTGGGATGCCATTCGGGCTCCTTCCAGTTGTTCCGACTATTTAGAGTCGGAAATGGAAAGGGGACCCGAAGGTCCCCCTGTTGGCTAAGCAGCAGGTGCTTAGATGTCCACGCCGAACTCGAGGACGCCGTTGGTATCAACGATGCCGGCGCCGAGCGACACGACAGCCTTGATCCACCAAGCGTGCTTGTCTGGCGACCACTCGATGAACGTCTTCATGTTCTGGCCGACAGCAACGCCGAGGGCGTCACGGTGGAAGGCGAGCTGCGTACGGGTGTCCGGGGTCGGAGCGGTCTGCAGTTCGAGGTACGAGTCAGGAACCTGGATGAACTTGAAGCCCAGGTAGGTGTCCATCTCGCCCTGAACCAGAGCCTTGACGTTCACGAAGTCAGACGACGTGACGGCCGTGATGGCGAGCAGGTCTTCCATCAGGTTGGCGCCGCAGACGATGGTGCGGTTGTCCATCGGAACGACGTTATTGTCGAAGGCCTTCTTGACTTCGAGCAGGCGGGCAACGGAGGCCGGACCGGTGTTGGTCGTGGCGGTGTTGGAGCCAGCGGTCAGGGCGGTGATGATGACGTCGTCGATCTTGCGACCGATGGCGAACGACACCGACTTGACGTACTCCTGCTTGATGTCGACGTTGGTCTTCAGCAGGTCGAGGTCATCGACGAGAACGGTGGCGTAGTAGTCAGCCAGCGTGACGTCGGTGTAGGTGTGTGCCGGTTCGAGGACGGTCAGGTCAGCGTTGCGGGTCTTGGTGTAGGCAGACACGGCGCCGAGCTTCTGGAAGCGGCTGGTCTGGCCAACAACACCTTCACGCTTGCGGACGCTGTCCATCAGGCGCGAAGCGGACTGGTACGAGTGCTTGACTTCAGCACCGAACTGGGTGATGAAGCTTTGGTCAATGGTGATAGCCATGGAATTTCCTCCGAGTAATGGCTGTTGGTTGATTGCGGTTGCTTGTCTCCGACAGCCGGAGGGCGCGATGGCAGATCACGCGTATGGGGTCTAACGACTTATCCGAGCGGATTGCGATCGGATGTATTTAGCGAAGGGCGCATGAAAAAAGCCGCCCGAGGGCGGCTTGTTCTTGGAGCGTTCTTGCTTAGCTCTTGGAGAGCAGCGAGCGCTTCTGCATAGGCATCTGTTCTTCCTCTACCTCGGGCTGGGACTGCACCTGCGTCAGCGCCTCAACGAGGTCGTCATTGAGCTGCGCGATGTAGCCGTTGAGGTACGAGCGAAGCGGATCACCGCCCTGCAGCATGTTCAGAAGCTGGCGAGCGTTCAGCATCGCCTCAATCAGTTCGTTGGTCATCGTTCTCTCCTTTTGCTTGCTGTTCCGGTTCCTGCTTCTTCTTGCCGAAAATGCGGTCCCATCCTTCCTTGTAGGCCTCACTCGGTGCCTTAGTGACCAGCCTGCTACCGGTCACCTCGTTGACTGCAGCCGTTGCAACCTGTCCAGTGGCTTGAGTGACTGGCATGGCTTAGCTGTAGTGCTTCTGGTACCAAGCGGTGACCTTGGCGTGCAGCGCGCGGTCGCCGTTCTGGTATTCCTTCGACTTCATGATCTGCGCCACTTCAGCTTCAGTCATGTCCGGGGCACGGTTGCCGTTGCTCTTGCCAGCGAGGCTGTCCTCACCGATCTCGCCGCCGATGCGAGCCAGGAGGCCCATCACGACAGGGTGGTTCCAGATTGGGTCGTTGGGATCGGCGTCCGATGGGGCGTACTCACGGAACGCGGTCTTTGCGAGATCGACGTTTCTGTCGAAGTCCTTACCCCACGACTCCTTCAGCTTCTGCTCGGCTTGATCGGCGGTCACCTGCAGCTTCGTGACGTTCTCCTTCCACATGTTCATCACGAAGGAGTACTGGTCCTTTGTAAAGCCAGCCTTGAGAGCCTGCTCCTTGAAGGCGTTCACGGACTCATCGGTTACGCCGAGAGCGGCTACATCGAGGTCACCAAAGTCGAACGAGTAGTCCTCGACGCTAGAGGCTGGCATGTTTGGGCGCTGACCGAGCTTCTTCTCAAGGCCCGTGTAGGACTTGGCGAGAGCATCGAAGTCAGGCGTGCCATCCGCCTTCATGAACTTCTTGGGGATGTGCGAGTAGTCAGGCTTGCCGTCAGCAGGCTTTTCATCGGCCTTCTCGTCTGCCTTCGCATCGGTCTTCTCGCCCTCAGCGGGCGGAGTGGTGTCTTCAGGAACGACTGGATCTACCAGCGGTACCTCAGCACCTTGCGGCATGCTGCCGCCTTCTTGCAGTTCTTCACTCATCAGACTCTCCTTCAGTTAGAGGTGGTTGCTGGGAGAGTCCGCACTGACGGATGATGTACGCCAGTACCTCGCGCTTGCCTGCGTTGAACGCGTGCTTGTACGGATCTGCGTCGAAGATCGAGCAGTCGTAGAAGAGCGCGCTTAGCTGGTCAAGGATTGCGGCCCCTTGCGGGTCGCTTTGGAAGACGGCGTAGTAGTCCTGCGGTGTAGGACGCTTCTGCGAGTTGTCCAAGGATGGGCTCCCAGTTAAAAAGGCAGTCAACTCGACTGCCTTTTATTTAGTGAGCCCGCCCGTCACGCGGTCATCGGTGGCGCTTCAGGTGTTTCCTCGTTGGCCTGCGCCTGTGTGCGAGGTGCCTGAGCGGACTGGGCTGCAGCAGCCTGCGCCATTGCTGCCTGCTGCTGGGCCTTTGCGCGCTCCATGCGCTGCTTCTTGATTGACTTGTCGTCGTTGAGCAGCTCTGGATCGACACCGAGCAGGTAGCCTGACTTCTGCACGACCTTGTCCCAGTTGATGTGGTCGAGCAGCTCAGCCTTCTGCGTGTTCATTGCAGTCGTCGTCACGCGAGTCACGAACGCATCCACTGCCTCAAGCTCCTGCATTTTTTGCGAGCGAGCAAGCGGCGAGCGGTACTCGATCTCAAGGATCTTCTCGCGCAGGGACTCAGGCGGCGTGGGCAGCAGACCTGCACGCATTGCAAGACCGAAGCAGCGCTCAACGAGCGGTGACAGGTACTCAGACTGCAGGCGAGCGAAGATTGGGCCGAGGATTTGACGCACCTGGTTGTTCCGGGTCTGCACCTCGGTAGCCGTCATGATTGCCTTCTCGGTCGGGCCAAGCTGGTCGGCAAGCAGCACTCGACGAATCGAGGCCTGCATGTTGGCAATCTCCTGCATCGCGAAGCTGATGTCGCCACCCGACTTCAGTTCCTGCAGGTTGTCCATGTCACCGACAGGAATGATGCGGCGTGGACCGATCTTCACCGTGGCTGGGTTGAAGATACCGTCGTCCTTCGCCTTCCACATGCCAGCGATGTGCATGTCCATGTTCAGGTGCATCTTCTCCTTGACGGCGTTCAGCGACTTGATGTCTGGCAGTGCGTCAAAGACTGGACCACGCGCGTAGTCGGTACCGGGAATGCGCATCCAACGGGGGATGATCACCGGCATCTCGTGGAAGCCAGCTTCCTTCACGATTGAGCCACAAGGAGCGACCCACAGCGACTCCCACGGCAGCGAGCGACGCGTCTTGCCTTCGGACTGCTTGCCGCTCTTGATGCGAGGACGAATGCAGACAATGAACTTGTGCTTCTTCGTCGAGTACGGATCGCGAGCGAACTCCTCCTGCATGTAGTCAGGCAGGCTCATCAGACCAAACTCGTTAACGGCCTCCTGCACTGTCCAGTGGAATGCGCGGTACACGGTGTCGATGCGACCCTTGTGCGTCGAGTCAGCCACGTACAGTGAAGACAGCGGCCACGCCTCAAAGAAGTACTTGCTGTCCTTCAGTTCGACGTAGATCCCGGCCATGCCCGCGATCATTTCGTGGGTCATGAACTCGACCGACTCAGCGTCGTAGTTGGACGCGTGAACCATCGTGTGAACCTGCTCAGCGGCGTCCTCAAGCCACTCACGGCCGTCCTGGTCAAGCTCCTCCTCGTCGAAGTTCGACAGAGCAAGGCTGAACCAGCGGGTCGTCGGCGGCGTAAGGCTCGACAGCACCGAGCTGCTGAGCAGTCGAACGGCGTCCGTGCCAGTGCTGTCGAACAGCTTGGACTGCTTCTCCTTCGTCGTCTGCGCGGCGCTCACACCATCAGCAGCCTCGGTGGACTGGAAGCCCACACCAAGGGTTGGGTACGTGTAGTCGTAGCAGTCCTGGTACTGCTTGTCGAGTGGGTCGCGAACTGCCTTGAGGCGCTCGAACTGCTTGATGACGGCCTTGCCGCGCTCCTCGTTCTTCTCGTTGTACATGCGTTACTCCAGCAGGGTCCGGAACGCGCTTGGACGCGACGTGACCGGTTGAATGGTTGCGCGCGTGGCAGTGATTGCAGCAGCGCTGGTGGTTGCCGTTGGGGTGCCCGTCACAGGCGCTACAGCCGCTGCGGCAGACGTGGTAGTGCGTCCAACGCGCGCACCGCCAATGAGCGTCGAGCGCCGTCCGACCGGTGTGCCGCTCAGGTCCTCACCGGACTGCAGCGAGTAGGCGGTCTGGGCGGCCCGAAGCGCTGTCTCGGCCATGAACTGGCCGCCCGAAATCAGGTCAGCGCGGCGCAGGGTCGAGGCCTTCTGAAGCTCCGTGCGAATGCGCTTGGTCTCGGCCACGTAGCGGTTGGTCTCGTCCTGCATCGAACCTGAGTACGGCATGCTCAGCCTCCGATCAGAGTGCGGCGCTGGCGAAGCTGCTCGGCCTGCGCCGAGATGTCAGCCGACTCCTGGCGAACGCGGTCGATCTCGGCCTGCTTCTGCGCCATCGTTGAAGCGAACGTCGGGTCCTCCTTGCGCTTGCCTTGAAGGAAGTCCCTCGTGCGCTGGGCGTCGTCGACACCGCGCATTTCCCACGCGTGTGGGTTAGTGAGGCTCTTCTTGAGCGTTGCGGAAACTGAACCGCACATGCTCAGCCTCCGATCAGGGTCGAGGACTTCTTCGGCTTGGGCAGGCCCGTGAGCGGGTCGATCTGACCTTCGTCAGCGGCTACACCTGCCAGGAGAGTCCGGTTCTTCTGGCGGCGGGCGGCGTCTGCATTCACCATCGCCACCTGATCGGCAAGAGCCTTCTGCGCCTGCTTCTGACGCTCCAGGTCCTGCTCAGCGCGTACCTTGTCGGCCTCAGCGCGAGCACGGTCACGAGCGGCCTGCTCTTGAGCTGCCATCTCAGCAGCCGAGGGGCCACCGCCTCCACCGCCGCACGCCAGAAGAACCGGCTTGAAGTGAAGAGCCTCTTCGCGGGCCACGAGGTTGTGAATGTTCATTGAGCGGTGCCTCCGCAGTACAAGTTGTCGCCCTATTTAGCGACCTGCGTGACACCGCTTGCTCAAACGCGGGAACGGGTGACACCGGACTCGATGAATGCCTCACCAGAAAAAACCCGGGAAAAAAGCCGAGGGAGGAGTGAGATGAAGCGAGTGTGTAGTAATAGCTATATGAGTATTACAAGTGCCGCTTTGAGACCGGAAAAACGCGGTCGAGGCTCCACGAGAGTCGAGCGACGATCCGTGGGAACCGCCTGGGCTGATAGGGAGGGGGATAAGTGTTGGACAAAGGTAGGTAGTCACTCTGGGAGCGTGACTCCCTACCCAGGCGGAAAAAACGCGCGGCAGGGCCGGATCGGTGCGCCCGCCGCCCCCACCTTTGGAGCCATCGCACCGGATCGACGCTTTTGGGGGGTCTGGCCGCTACGCGGCGCCCACGGCGGTTGAATCCAAATCGCCTTCGGATGGTGTCCAGCATCGAGCCTCGGAAAGTGCCTCCGGGCTACAGCCGGGTGACACCGGGATAGGCTTTGGATGCTCTGGCAGAGGGTATCGGGCGTACCACCGTCGTGATACTTATGTTGAAAGTATCACCACTGCCGAGGCCATTTCACCCCGTGGTACGGGACACAGGTTGAGTGCTTGGGCCCCCGAAGGCCTGTTGGGCCCCCGAAGGCCTGTTGGGCCACCGAAGGCCACGGATCGGTCGGTACTTGTAATCCACATAGAGTATTCACTGCGCTCCGCGTGCTCAAAGGCCGGTCAAGGACACTTGTAATACTCATATAGCTATTACTACGCTCTGCTGTGCGTGTGTCTCCTTTCTCTCTCCTTCGACCGGTACTTGTAATACTCATATAGCTATTACTACACGCTGCGCTTCATCTCCTCTCTCTTGTTCCCGGTCTTGCTTCTCCCGCTTGTCTTGATCCCGGCTTTTTTGTCGGTTGGTCATGCAGCCCGCGCGAAGTCTTTGATCCCGGCTTTGA